TGATGGTTAGCTATTACCAGCCATCGCTTCGCGATTACGCCAGCAGATCCCTGTAATAGGAAATTGAGTGCTTTGTGCGGACTATCAAGGAGGACCTTGCGGCCATCAATGGCTTTAACATAGCCCCGATCACCCGCAACTTTAATTGCAGCAAGTAGATCATCAAGTCCAGGAATCGCAGCAACATACGCTGCTCGAATCTCAGCACCTTTTTTCTTAGCTTTGTTGGGAGGTAGTTGTTTGTCATAGGTTAACCCGATCTTAACATCGCCAGCTCCGTACAAAAACGCATAAGTAACATTTTTGACAAGCTTACGGGTGATTCCAATCTTATCAGCATTTACTTGGTGGATATCACCGTTGAGTAAGATGTCTGCATATCTTCCACCGTCGTAACGGGCGAGATAGTGTGCCAACATGCGAAGCTCAATGCCGCTAAGATCAGCGCCGACCATAACTTGACCCGGAGTTGCTGTAAATAATCGTCTAAATTCGGGTCCACTAGGTACCTGGGCTAGATTGGGTTTGTTATGTGCCATTCTAAATGTGGCACACCCAACTGAACAATGGTGGTGAATGCGACTAGCACTCGTACACAGCTTCAGCCATGCGTTCGCGCCTTCTGATATCATCCCAAGGCTCTTCGTAATCTCCAAGATCCTCAAGAACTGTAGGGAAAGCCCAGTTCCATGGTTCTTCAAAGTCGTCTCGTCGATCTTCGTTTTCCCAGAAGTCGTAGTAGTCTCGTCCTTGTAGCCATCGAAGGTCTTTAGTATCCATGCTATGTGATCCCGTGAACCGGGATTGAAGGTTTTCAGTCGCGTAAAAGGACACCCTTGAAAGTATCCTTGAGTTTTGTTATTTCGTTTTGGAGTAAACTCTGGTCCTGGGACGTAAGGGAACCGCTGCGATAATAGTTCAACAGTATCTGAAAGCTCTTTTCTGAGAGTACATTCAAGTTCCCGTGCAGCTGGTTCATCAAAGTACCATCCATGTTCCTCTTGCAGTGTTAGTATTTGTGCTACCTGATGTTCTAGCGTAACCCAGTCAGGTAAGGGTGGAAGTGGTCGCATAATTTGCGCGTAACAGCAACGTCTTGGACGCAGTAATCCTGCATCTCTTGGCTCCAGACTTTGAAGTCATTCTCTTTGCCGTAGTCACCCTTGCGTTCATTAAGCCTGTAGCCGTATGATTCAAGGCTGTGTCTACCATAGAGTTTGGTAGGCATGTCCTTCCACTGCATCTTCTGATCCAGCTGGAGCATGTTTGGATGATACAAACGTGAAAGGATTAGGGTATCAATAACCTCGCCTTGTGGGTCAAAGAAAGGATATAGTTTTTTGAGTACCCTGAGATCATATGAAATAATGTTGTGACCCACGATAGCATCGGCATCGTCAAGCCTAGTAACAGCTCGAACAAGAGGATCACAGTCGCCCCCTTCATTATTGTAGACAACCGTTTGGTCATCGTCCGTATCATAGAGGACAATGCAGTGGATTTCGGTGCAATCATGTACTAAACCATTTGCTTCTAAATCAAAGACAATCATTTACCTAGCTTGCGTAATCTCTTCAGCTCTTTAACTTCCATCTTTACGTTTTGAAAGGCTACTTCAGGTTCGAGTTTGCCTCCCATTTCCATAGACACAATGATGTCTACTTTACGCATAAACTGTTCAAGTGCTGTCTCGAGTCTCACTTTGTCTTCCATACGTACGTTTTGTCCACGAACTTAGCCCGTTCGACCATCTCGGGCGTGGGTGGTGTAGGACGGCGGAGATCCAGATTAGTATTAGAAATCGGTAGACGCATTGAAGTCGGGTTGAGTTTCATTTTCTATAAAGCGGCAAGTGTCTAAGTTGTAGCTTAGTTTACAGGCGATACCAACTTCGCCAGAATAGCGATTTTTAAGGACTCGCACTGTTGTATCAGAGTGTTGAGATCCGTTCTGTTGATCGCGTTCGAGCGCAATGCAACAGTCAGAGAGCTGTGCAATTGATGCGCTTCCGCGCAACTGTCCAAGAGTAACTCGGGCTCCTTCTTCATGGTTCTGATCGGATTGTGTGCGGCGCAGGTGTGATACCAAGAACAGAGCAATACCAGTACGCTCTACAAGTGAACGCAGACGTGTCATCGTTTTGTCGATTGTCTTACGTTCATCGCCGTCTAGTCCTGACAGGAGGATGGAGAGGTGGTCCAAGAATATAATCCTGGTGTCGAGCCCAGTGGCAAGGTATTCGATTCGGTTGTAGATAACGTCAGGATCATAACTCCCAAAGCCATCAAAGAGAAAAAGATTCCACTTAGAGAGAGTTTCATCGAAAGCGTGAATAAGTTCTTTGTGATCGTGTTCACCTAGATGATAAGCCTTTCCCAAAGCAGATGACATTAGACCCAACGCAGTCCTGCGATTTGATTCTTCTAATGCCAAGTAGCCAACGCGATTGCCTGCTTGTAGCAGCTGTGTCGCAATGTGCCTACAGAATGAACTCTTGCCTGTGCCCGAGCCTGCTGTGATGGTTACTAGCTCACCGTAACGTGCACCATGTAAAAGCTTGTCCAACCCATCGAAGCCATACTTAAAATCACTTGCTGCTCGTGGTGTTGTGACTACTTCTAGTAGTGTACGACCTTCTACAATACCATCTGGTCGATACTCTTTAGCATCCCAGATAGCCCTGCAGATGGCTTCTGTGTCATTGTTTTGGAGTGCATCAGATGCATCCTTGTATTGATCTAGAACAGCGATCTTCGCCTTGCCAGGTGGTAGGATGCTAGCGCATTCCGTTGCCGCTTGGCGTCCAGGATCATCGTTGTCAAAGAATAGAACGATCTCTTCATAGCCTTGAAGAAGTTCGAGATTGCGTTGAATTGATTTCTTCGCACTCGCGGCACCGCTTGGGAGCGAGACCATTGGCCATCCTTCCATCGCCTGGTAGCAGCTCGCCGCATCGAGTTCTCCTTCTGTAATAACAATTCGTCTTCCCGCAGTAGGGAATAAATGCTGCCCGAAAAAAGATCCATCAGTTTTACCTTCGTAGTGGAACTGTTTGTCTACTGTCTTGACCTTCGCGCCAAGCAGCGCTCCAGTGCTATCGAGATAATGGAATCGGAGCTTGTCTCCGTCTTTGTGGATTTTGTACTTTCGACAGGTTTTTTCAGATAGTCCTCGCTTCCGAAGCTGAACAGGGTGTCCTCGCAATAGGGGTACATAATCAAATGATGAGTGTGATTCGTTAGGTAGAGTCAATTTGTGACACGAAAAACAATATGTGTGTTCATCGGAATAGACAGCGAGGGCATCACTACTGCCACAATCTGGGCAAGAGTCGTGATGCAGAAACTCGCTATCACTTTCTAAATTAGCCATTCAATAGGTATCTCCTGGAATGACGTCCAAAGTATATCATGGCGGTCGCACCATTGTGCGTACGTTGTCTTAGATTTTTTACTTATTTTATTGTATGGGGTCTGGAAGACCATGCGGAGGTCTATCTCTGGGTTGCATCGTTTCACTGCAAGTATCTTGCGGCGATCAGCTGGTTCCCAGTAACCTTTGCATTCAAGATACACACCGTTTGGAAGACAGAAGTCAGGCGTGTAGTTGAATGCAATTTCGTAAGGCACTCGTGTACTCTCGTATTCGTAAGTAACACCGAGACCACCTAATAGATCAGCGACTCTTTCTTCAAGCCCTGATCTGTATTTAGTCATCGATTGCTCTTTCTACAATCTCTTCCACAATCTCACCGACTGCACGGCGGATCTCATACTTGAAATCATTGCGGTCAGCTTTGTAACGGGTGACAGTAATAGGAGGCAGAGAGATGGTGAATGTTCCCTCGTAGAGTCCGAGTTCGGCATTCTTTTCAACAGTAAAATCAGAAGTCATCATCAACAGTAGCAGTTTGGGTAGAGGGTTCAACAGAGTCGGCTTTGAAGCCTTCAACTTTGTCAAACAAATTGGATACATCGCCGTCGGCTGATTCAGATGACACACCTGCCTCAGCACCAAGCTCAATAACTTGCACTCCTAGGAGCTTCAGAGAGCTTCCGTAGGTAACACCATCCTTGAGCACATATGGCTTCTCATAGAGGGCTAGACGGACCTTAGAGCCACCGTAGAGAGGCAAGTCAGGGTTAGTCACCGCTGTACCTTCGCTGTCTACGATGCCAGGCTTGTTGTCCTCACCCCAGCTAAATTTAATTTTATAACGTCCTTGGGCTACTTCTTCCCATGGCTCAGGCTTCAGCACCGAGCGCTTTGGGTTTTTAACTTTCGACAATCCCCACTCAAGGAGTCGGGCACGATCTTCATCAAGTCGATCGATAATGTCGCTTTCAACAATTGCAGACAGGTTGTAGCCATACTTACCTGGTTGCAGAACAGCCTGAAAACCATCAAGAGTGACGGTCTCAGTCATAACAATGTCATCCTTTTTAGGACCGGCCATGTTTAACAAAAGAAATAGGTAGAGTTTGTGACATCCTCAGGTCTGAGGGTGCCGATGATGGGTGGTTCAGATGTAGCTCCGATTTGTTCCGCCCATGATTTTAGATAGTTGTTCTCGGCAAACAAATGCATGTATACCTTTCGGACAATGCTCGATAGATTATCCATGTCGCTAGCACGGCATAAAACCGAGTCATGTATGACGGCCAGCGGTGCGTCGAAACGTATTGCAGATAGGTGTAATAGTGAGGCATCGAGTGAGTGGATCAGATTGGGCGCTGTGGCATTCTTATGATGTCGCAAGTCTACTTTATCTGAATCACCAATGGCTGTCGTTACTTTCTGAACTGATCCTAACAACTTCAATTCAATTCGTACTTTGTTTTGTTTCATCAGTTTTTGATGAACGACAAACCCAGAAGGTGTGACCCACTGTAGATGTTCTTTACCGCCTTTAATAGCTTTAGTAACTTCAGCTTCAATCCATTTCATTACTGCCATTGGACCTGGTACGATGACATCCATCGCAGCTCGTACGGCAGAAACGGTGAGTGTGAGATCGTCTTTATCAATCTCAACACCCTTATCTTTTAGTGCTTCACGGATGTAGCCACGGTTGGAATGAGGCTTTGCATTGTAAGGCACGGTCATCACTACTCTTTTGACCGTTTTCCTGTCCATATACGGTTGTATACTTTCAGGACAGTTGGGTGTAGCCTCAGCAGCGACATCCTTGTATGCGTCCTGTGGTTTATCACCTGGGACAACATTGACCAAGGTAGCTGTGTCTTTATCGAGTGCAAGTCCTGCGAGGATTTGTAACCCTGAGCAGGTTGCATCGACAGCAATAGGTAAAGACGTGTGAGTTCTACTGCAAGCTATCATAATAGCATAGTATTCCTCACATGCAGCAAGGAAACACCAAGGCTCCTCAGCTGCTTCCCATTCTGAGATGTTACCAATAGGATCTGTTGCTATTCTTTCTATTAGTTGTTCGTTAGCAACTGCCCATGCGTGTCTCTCAGACAATGGAGCTTTATCTAATCCATTACCGTAGGTTGTTGCAACTTGAAACTTGAGCCAACGCTCAGCCTCAACTGTCACAAAGCAACTATCAGCAAATCTTATAAGTGACTTAGAGAAGTCACAACCTTGAGGTGTGAGAAATGAGGGGATTGCGTATGCACGACCACGGTAGTCAAACGACCAGGGTAGATAGAATCTGTCAACATTTAGAAATCGTTGTACTAGTTCCATAGTCATGCGGGTTCGACAACTTTCTTTGAACACTGCTGCGTTCTTATTCATTGCCTCTGCCGCAGCTCGTTTGTAAGCTTGACGCGACTCATCATTCTCTGCTATGTCCACTGGTTTGGGTGGTAGTGGTGTTTCATAGACAGGAATGAACTTCCCTACTTTTATTCCCCTCTCTTCCAGGGTACGAGCAACCGACACAATAAACGGATTTAGTGTGTATGCAACTGATTGAATCCGGTTCAAAAAGGCTAGCGGTTTCTCTCCCTGTATTAGGGACGGATTGCCTCTCCTAACCAAATCATTACCGTGCATTAACTCGTTCATGAGGTATCCACCGGCTGCATCATTTGACCATGGTTTAGGTGGAATCAACATTGGCCATGCCATTGGTGCCATTAGTTCTGCAGACGCCATTATATCGTCTTTAACGTCCATGAAAGCAGCACTAGGTACGATATGGGTGTGTGTCTTCTTACCTAGCCTTTCAAGGCGTTTCTCGAACCATCCAGAGCATTCCATGATGCAGTCTAACAACCAGCCACCCAACTTAACACAGACAGCATCATCCCATCGTTTCCATCTGATGTCGTGCCTGTTCATCAGGGTGCGCATGATTGTCACCTTCTGTTGTGTGCCACATGCTTTGTGCCAGTAGTTTTTCTTCAGTGTGTTTAACAACCCTGGCGCAGTTGTTTCATAAAACCTGATCTGACACTCTTGTTCTATTGCTTTACCAATAGACTTGCATACGTTTTGCACCTTACTAGCATCTTCCTTGAATGAGAATACTTTATCGAAGGTTAGTTTAAGTGCAATAGCAGCGCAAGTGTCAGCATCAACATCAGCAAGATAGTGTGCTATCTCTTTGAATGCAACTCCATTTTTTCTTGCATGGATCCTATCTGTTGTATCGTTAATGCGTGCGACAACTCTAGGCAACAGACAATCAATGCTAGCAACCCCATAAATACTGGCACTGGCATAATCTTTGGATTCAACACTGTAGGTTTGTTTGTGTAGTCGTGATTTACCTTGTTTGATTGCATCACGCTCTAGCGCGTATTGCTTCTCAATAAGCTCCTCACTTATCATCGGCAAGCTGCTCCTGTATGAGTTGAATCAGCTCATCACGATGAGTGTGACCAAGAATCTCTTGGCACAACATCTCAGCTTTCTCCGAGATCTTCATCCTCTGGGATAAGCTCAGCTCTGAGTAAGGTGATTTCTTCATCGTCTGCGATAGTGATTTCATTGTCAGGGTTTTGCATGGTTTTCTTAATGAAAGCATTGGCTGCTTTAGCTTGCTTGTAAGAATACTCTTTTACTTTACCAGTTTTGGTGTTGTGTACACGGATGACACAGAGGTGTTCCTCTGGGATGTGCCATCCATGCACTCTCCACTCTACGAACTCTTCAAACGGAAGTGATCTAAACACTTCAGCGGGAGCTGCTGCAATATACTCCCAGTTGTTGGGAAAGTAAGGCTTCTTACTGTTCATAACCGTAGGTAACGTTGATTAGTTCTGATTGGTACAAGGTGGCATACTCTTGAGCCTTCCAGGCTGCATCCTCTTCATTCTCTGCGAGGAATGACACAGGATCACCCTCGCGAAGTGTAGCAGTGTAGATGTGTTGTTTAATCATGCTCATAGGTAAGCGGCTGCGTCCTCAATGTTTTCCATTTGGATGAAGTTTTCTCCATCCTCAGCATACAAATCGAGTAGCTCTGCGAACTCATCACAAAGATCAGAATGAGTTAGCATCTCGAAGTCACGACGTGTGTCCTCTTCAGGTTCTTCATCATGAAATAAATTGATGTAACTGTCAAGCAACCAGTCTTTGAATTTCATTTGTTGTTGTAATAACGTTGGGTGATAGAGTTGGCACGGAGCCAGATGATGAGTGTGGACATGATGCCAATCATGCCAATAACAGCAAAGATGATGTTAGATTCAGTCCAGATCATAGTTTTCAGCCTCAATGGATAGTTCTTCAGGATCGAGAGTGTCGAGATGCCTCAACACATAGTCAAAAGCAAGCTCAAGAACACCGTCCATGTCCATGCCATCAACAATGGCTTGGGCTAGTGCTTCCTTTTTTGATTCAGTCCAGATCATTGATTAGTGAAAGAAAGTAGTAGAAACAATCATGATTACCTATTTCATGGGCTAGGTTGAGCCACAAATAGTCATCATTCATTAGACTTTAGGAGGCACTGGAAGTGATTGATTAGCTTTGATGTAGTTATCGAGTGCAGTACGCATTTCTATTGCGTTCTTAACTGTGTGCTCATCTGTTTTTAACTCGTTGAACACAGGCTGCATGTTACACATCAGATTCCTGCACATACGGAATGCATCATCAGCATCAACACCAGTAATTGTTACCATATCCTCATTACTTGGATCATAGACATTGATTGAATCATCACGAATACTCCAGAAACAGGATGCATCATTGATGTGATAGTTGATGTGAGTGGAAGGTGGTTGAATCATCAGATACGCTCGAATGTGTGTCCTTGGGTGAATGCATGACGCTTATCATGCTTGTCGCTTACATACCAAGCAAAGTCCTGTTGATATACACCGTTGGTGTAACCATCAGTGAGTTCGTTGATGAGTGCGTTGAGTCGTGATTTGGTGGTGGCTGATTGCCAACCCCCATCATACACTTGCACGGTGTCCTTGTCAACAACTGCGATCAAGTTGTTGTGTAAATACACACATGACACTTGACGTGAGTCAGAGTACATAACCGCAGTGTTTGCCTTATGCCATCCCCTGCGATCGAGGATGGCTTGAATCATCTCGCGTTCAATCTTACGCATGTCGGGTGAGTCCTGAGTGTCGGTGTCGGGTGAGTCGTGTAGTCGTGAG